CGAGGCTAACGGTCTTCACCTCCAGCAGATAACGATTCTCAGCGGCCTCGGCGAACAGGTTGACGCTGATGGGGTCAAGGCCAGCGATCAGGCTGGAGTCGCTGCGGTCGCCGCCCTTGCTGCCGGCTCCAAGCGTGTAGGCAAAGGGCGCGAATTGGTAGGTCACACCGCCATAGATCCTGGATTGATTGATCGTGAAATTCTGGTAGGCGTAGGCAGTTGCCGCGCCTGCACTGGTCAAAAACCGCGAGTAGTTGACGAAGGCGAACGCGCTCATGCCATCCCCACCCGCTTACGCGTCTTCACCGAGTTTTGCAGGGCACTGAGCGCCAGGGCCCGGCCACGCTCAGCGGCCTGCGCCATGCCCTTCTGGTGCTGCTCAGCAGTGACGTATTCAACGCCATTGATCACCTGCGATTCATAGCGCACGTCGATTGGCTTCGGATTGTTTAGGGCTGTGATTGTTTCGCGCTCGCTGCGTTCCGCCATCAAAAGCTCAGGAGACTTTGTGAATGGGATGTTGCTGGTGCTGGGAACGGTGGAGCCGACCATGCCGGGGCCGCGCTGGCCATCGGCCCAGTTGCTCATCGCTGCGTTCATCTTGGAGAACGGGATGATCGCCTCAGGTTCACCGCCTTCGCCGACCATGGCGAGGGTTGGCCTGGTGACGATGCCACCAGCAGCAAAGCCGGGCAGAAAACCGCTGAAGCCTGCAGTGCTGCCTGGTGTCCCGATCGAGCCGAGGCCAAGGCCTGCGCCAGAAATGGGCGTGCCGCTGATGTCAGGCACGCCAGAGCTGCCCAGGGCACCGGCGCCGCTCAGCCCGCTAGCGCTGCTAAAAATCTTGGACAGCGATTCGAGGATCGTGATCGTGATCAGCTGCGTGATGATCTGAGCAGCCATCTCCATGAAGGCGTCTGCTGTCGCCTGGAAGAAGCTGGCCAGCGCTTCCTTCGCCGTCATGCTGCCGGAGATCAGGCCGCGGAAGGAATCGCCGAAGGCGCGGCCCATGCCTTCAGCAGCACCGCGGATCACGTTGAGCGGGGCCACCAGCTCCTGCAGGCCAGCACGCGCCTGGTCGATCATGTCGGTGAGGCCAGCAGCGAAGCCATCGCCGGCGCCGAAGTCCATCGCCTGCATGGCTTCTGCGGCAGCCTGCTGCGCCTCAGTGGCCTGCAGTTGGCCCAGCTTCAGGATCCGATCAATGTCGGCCTGTTGGCCCATGGCGTTGAGCAGCTGCTGCGCCAGGCCGGTGCCTTCGGCATTCACCAGGCCCTCGAACATCAGCGCACCGCCGCTGAGCTCGCGCAGTTCGAGAATCGTCTTTTTGATGCGCTCGCCTTCGTCAGCGATCGTGTTGAGCGCCTCCTGGTATTCGCGCTCGATCGCCTCACGGGCCGTTTCACCGAGGCCCTGAGTGGCGAGGTTTACGTCACGGATGCGGCGTTTCAGGTCTTCGGCTAGCTCAGCGCTGCGCAGCAGGGCGTTGTTGTAGTCGTTGGCGGCCTTCTCTGCTGCACGCTCCGCTTCAGTGGCCGCACGGCGTGACGCAGCATCAGCCTCGCGCTCCTCACGCAGATTGCGCAGCTGAAAGGCGCGATCACCAGCACCAGCGCCCGGCGCAGCGGAATCAGTCCAAAGGCTTTGGAACTGCCGCACGCTGGCGTTAAAGCGTTCGCGGAAACCTGCACCAAAGCGATCCGCCTCAGCCACCGCACCAGCAAAATCGCCTTTGAAGACCAGAACCGTGCGCTTAGCGAAGGAGCCGATCAGCTGCGCCGCTTCATCCACCAGCTTCACCATCGCCAGCAACACGGTGGTGACGCTGCGGATGCCGAACTTGATCACATCAAACAGGGCAGTCCAGTCCTGTTTTGAATTGAACAGCTCGGAGAACACGTCGATGATCGACTGCAGCGCTGGCAGCAGTGCATCCATCAACTGCATCTGGAAGCCTTGCGTTCTGAAGCCCAGCTTTGTGATGCTGTCGTTGAAGACCTCAGAGCGCTGTGCGAATTCATCGCTCAGCTTGTAGTTGAAGGCATCTAGCGATTCGCTTCCACCATTCAGCAGTGTGATCAGCTCAACGCCAGACTTGCCGAACAGCGACATTGCCGCGGCCGCCTTCTGCGCACCATTGGGCATATCAGCAAAGCGATCCGAGATCTCGCGGAATGCTTCTTCTGTGCTTTTCAGCGTGCCGTCTTCTTTCTTGATTGCGATACCCAGCTGCTGGAAGCGCTTCGTCAGCTCTTCGTTGCCTTCGGCCGCGGCAACCATGTTGAGGTTGAGCTTCGTCAGGCCTTTGATCAGCTGTTCGTTGCTTACATCGGAGAGGGCCGCTGCGTTCTGATAACCGAGCAGCGCCTGGGCCGCGACGCCTGTTCGCGTGCTGGCCTTGCCCATGGCATCAGCTGCGTCGATGCCAGATTTGATGAATGCCGTGAAGGTGCCAACTGCCAGCGCAGCACCCAGTGCCTTGAAGCTCGCGCTCAGCCCACCAACAGCAGCCTTCAGGTTGTTGACCTTGCCGGTCACTCCCTGCATGGAGTTGCCCAGCTTGCGAATGTTGTTTTCGCCCTGTACGTCGGCCTTAATGCGCAGCAGGGCGTCGAGGTTCATCGCCATCTATTTGCCTCGCTTCGCAACCACACTCAAAACCGCCGCTTCCATGATCTGCAGATCCTCCAGGGCAAAGCGGTGGTCTTCCACTTCATAAAGTCTAAGGAGCCACTGCACAGCGCCATAGTCCAGGCCGATCAGGCCCGCCATGCTTGTGCGCCATTGCGTCTGGCAGCGGATGAACAGCTGCACAGACTCCCAGTTCTCGGGCAGCACCTCGAAGTGCTTTGCATCATTGCTGGCCGGCAGGGCCACGCCCAGCGCAGCAGCATCCTCCTGCGTGTGATCCTCAACGCCGCCGGCTGCCCAGTGCTCAGCGGCTTCGATCAGTTTTTTGTTTTGGCTCCCTGCAGGCTCTTGAAGTAGGTGGTCACGATCGCTGTGGCCAGCATCGGGATGTCGAGCAGGCGATCGAGCGCAGCCTTGCTGAAGGGCACCTCTTCCCCATCGTCGTCGGTGATGCCAGACCAGCCCACCAGCACCTCACGGGCGATGTCCTGATCGCTGGCCTCTTCAGCCTGAATAGCTTCGCCAAGCTCACGCAGCCGGGACTGGCTCACGCGAATGAATTCACCGTCGAATGTCTGCCGCTGGTGCCGGCCGCCATCAACCGGCACATCGAAGCTGATCGGCCAGGTGAACCGATCATCCTGCTTCAGAACAAAAGCCATCAGGTAAATTCGATCTCGAGCTCATTATTGCCTGCATTGGTTGGCGTGGCAATGTACGGCAAGTTAAGCATCTGGATGCCATCCTGATCGCTATAGGTTGGCGAGCCGAGATCAGCCTGCGCTGCAGTAAAGGTGATGATGTTGCCAGCGGTCTGACCGTGCTGAAAGGTCAGGTTGCCGGTGCTGGCGCCAGTTGCATCCGCGAAGTAGTCGTGCGCGGTGATGCTCGGTGCCTCGATCACCACGGTGCCATTAGGCGCCCGGTTGGTGATCAGCACCTCCTTAGTGCAGCCGATCAGCTCGCGGTACACCATCTCGTTGGCCAGATCCATCGAGAACGACTGCAGGCAGCCGGCATAGCTGAACAGCTGGAAGCCGCTGGTGTTGCCCTCTTTGAAGATGACCGGATCAGCTTGGTCGTTGTAGGTGGTGCTCGGTGGCGTCGCATCGCCAGGGGCGTTGTAAATGCCCATGAAGGTGAAGCTGATGGTGGGGATCTGGCCCACTTCGCCGTTGATGGTGAAGCTGCCCCGTGCGCCGGTCAGCTTGTGGCGGATCTGATCGTTGAAGTAGTAGATCGTCGCCGAGGGGAAGCTGGCGCTCAGCGGGGTGTAGGTCACGCTGGTGCTGGCCACAGTGGCCACATCCATGCCGCAGGCCTCCAGCAGGATGCCGTAGGCCGGAGCGGTGCCTGCAGCGCCGGAGCCGGTCAGCTCCACATCAAAGGTCAACTCCACCCGCTGGTTGGCCAGCAGCTGCTCTGCATTCCCGAGGAAGGGCCGGATGATCTCTCGGCTCACCACATCGGATTGCAACGGGGTGATGTTGATG